GCGACTAGAGCTCCTCCAATCCCTGCAATCAATCCTCTCCAGACATCTGCACTAATTGATTGAGTTAATTTTGAAATCCAGCTCACAATCATTGAAATAGCGTTCACGACGTGCCCAGCGGCTGCGCCTACGATATCCCAAGGAATAGCATCGCCTAACTTAATAGCAAGATCTAAAGCTGCATCCGTCAAATCTTTAAATGCTTGATAGGCGTTCTTGATTGCTCCTGTTTCAGAGAAGGCTTCTAGTGCAAACTGAAAGGCCATAGCCATATTCTGGATGATGACGTTAACTGTTTGAATGACATTCCCAACACCTTGGATAACATTGCCGAACCCATTGGATTCGCTTGTCAGTTCTTCAAAGAGCGACTGGATTGTCACAACAACATCTCGAAAAGTGTCCTTGATTACGTCAAAAACACCCTCGTCAACTCCGAGCGAAGCAAACAACGATTTGAATCCTTGTTCAATCCTTGGCCCAGCTTCTGCCAAGGCTGTATCGATAGCTTGAGGAAGTTGTCTCATAATATTTCCAACCATAGGCAAGAAATTGCCTAAAAGGAACGTTGAGGTGCTAGAGATAAGCGCTTTTAAAGACGGTCCAATATCTTCTCCGAGCGTCAAATTCGCCAAGAAGTTGGATGCCGAAGCCTTCATTGCCGCAAACGAACCACTGAATGTAGTCTGCGCTTCTTGTGCTGCGACTCCTGCGACTCCCAACTCTTGTTGAACTAGGTCGATGGCTTCTACGATATCCGCAAAGTTGTTGATATCAAACTTCTTGCCCATTGCCTTTTCTAATTTGCTGGCATCTTTAAGAAGTCGCTCCATCTCTTGCTTTGTACCACCATAACCTAGCTTCAGGTTATCTAGCATAGTATAGTTCTGTTTAGCGAAGCCTTGGAACGTTTGCTGGATTGAACCAATATCTGTACCCATCTTGGCCGAGTTATCAGCCATGGCCATGATAGCCTTGTCTGCCATTTGTGCAGCCTTCACAGCATCACCACCGAGCGCTTGCTTCAAGCTGGCACCGAAAGAAACAGCTTGCTCTGCGTATGTATTAGCAGAGATACCAGCTGAAGCTGCAGCGTTCGCATATTGCTTCACAGACTCAGCGGCAGTCGTATAGAGCGTATCAACACCACCAAACGATTGTTGGAGCTTGGCCCCTTCGTCAAGAGCTGTAGCAAATACACCCTTGATAGCACTGCCAAGGGATTGAATCCCTGAAATCAGCGCACCGCTGACAATGTTAGCTCCTAAAACCGACTTAAAGACAGATCCTAATTGCATCCCACTTTCTGTCAGTCCACCAACCATGCCTTTTAGACGTGCTACTCCTGATTGAGCCTTATTGCCATCCATATCAACTTGGATGACCACTTTACCATCTGCCATTTATGCCTCCTTTCTATTCGTAATATTCATACTCGTCATCTTCTTCGTCGTAGTCATCGTCTGGAAGACGATACTCTTTTTGCAACTCTCGCATCTTATCGATGTATTCCTGACTGTCGCCTTTTTGTGGCTCGTAAGATCTAATCTTTATAACCTCCACAAACTTGGTTCCCTCAGGCAAGCCAACAATTAGAGCATTGAATTTCTTCCAGTGCAACTTACCGATTTCTTCGATTAAGTCGATTCTGTAAGCTTGCATGAAAGAAGCAAAGATATAGGCTCCATCATGCTTCACGTTGTAGATCTTTTTCTGTGGCTCTTTCGATGTTGAAGATTTCATGACGTTTCCTGCCAAGTCATACTCAACATCGTCTTCTTTCTCGCCTGTCTGGATGTGCTCTTCAAAAATTGCCTGAACAACTTCCAAAGCCTCCTCAAAGCTTAAAAAATCAAAAGAAACACCCGTAAGGATCCGCAACGCTAAAAACGGGCGCATGAATTTAGGAATATCATCGTCTTTCCATAATTCAAAGACTTTCAATACTCTGTCGAATGACAATAGCAGAGGAAAAACCTTCTCTTTGCCTTCAATTTCTAGAACAAGCTCATCAACTAGCTTTCTAGAAATATCTAACATGGCATCACGCTAGATATTTCTTGAAGGCATCTTCTGAATTGCGCTCTTGATATTCTTTCTGAATTCCAAGGACGGTCTGCATCAGATAGTTAAATGCGATAGTGGTATCTTCGTCTGCGAATTTATAGACTTTTTCAAAGGCTTCCGAACCGAACAAACGAGTCCAGCCGTCCTCAACGACTTCCTTGCCTTTTTCTGCGATTTTCTCGTCAGAAAGCTTTTCAATTTTCTTCCAGCTCTTTGATAAGTCTTCGCGGAACTTATCAAGTTCCTTCACACCCTTATCGTTTGCAGTGTATTCCAATTGGAATTCTCCGAAATCAATTGGGATGATGTTGCTTAATTTCTTAATTACGACCATTGTTTTTCTCCTCTTTTCAAAAATAAAAAGGCGTGAAATATCACGCCTCAGATTATCCTGGTACTACTGTTGATTTCTTAGGTTTACGAGTCCATACGACCTTAAACTTAATACTTTCATTTTCAGATGCTTCCCCGTCTCCGATTTCGATACCAGAAAGACGAGCTGGTCCCTCATATTGAGTTTTTCCAGTTGCGTCAACTTCTTTGTACCAAACCAAAAGCTCGTCGCCTACTGCGTCTTCTTTTTCAGCGATAAAGTTCTGCGCCTTATCGTCCGTGTCACGAACACCCTCAAATGAACGACCTCGTGTCTTACTGATCACTTGTTCTTCAGGTGTTCCGTCACCAGCAAAATCTGTGAAGTCGTCTGTCTTCTCATCATTTTCTGGTGATGATGACTTGAAGCCTTTAGCAATCCAGAGGTAATCCGCTGCAGTTGGTGGAGTGTCTGGAGTCGTTTCTTTGTAAGGGCCAATGTAGTGCTTGCGTTTTACGTTTTTATTTTTAACCATTATTCATTCCTTTCGATTTCAAGGCTGGCAGTTACGTCCAGCAAGTAAATGTAAAAACCTTGCTCATCTAAATCGTTTAAGTAAGGTTTGTCAACTTTTAAACCTAAGAACTCGTAAGAGCCATTCTTACTTGGCAATTCTAGGTCCATTTTTGATAAGGCAGCGTTAATCTGCCACAATGTATTATTGTTTAATTCCTGATCTCGTGACTTGATAGCAATTTCAAAGGGTAAGCTGACCGTTTGAGTGCCGGCCATGTCCTCGTCTACCACTTCTCCGCCAGGTAGCGGATAAAGGACCAATCCCTCTTTTTCGGCTAAATAGCCGAGCTTAGACGGAATTTTGTCTTGGATGCCTTTGATATGCTCAAGCAAGACCTCTGCAAAATCATTTTTTTGAATCATTTCACTCCCATCGCTTTCGCTCCGACTTCAGCCCAATTCTTAGCATATAGAGCTGAGGCCTTTTTATCCCACCTTGGACCAGTTCCAGGCGTTGGTTTTTGGCTCAGCAACTTATCTTTATTTGCAAAGAAAAATCTTCTTTGTTTTTCTGAAAAGAAACCTTTCCGCTTCTTGCCATAGTAAAGCAATCGAGCGTAAGGTGTCGCATAGACAATCGAATCTTGTCGAACATGTCCGCTAGAACGTAGGTCTCCTCTTCGTTTTGGGACAAATCGCTCCATATCCATCAGCATCTGGTTGGCAATAGCTAACTTCCCTTTTGCGAAATTCTCTGGAGATACTTTCTTCTCAACTCCTGAAAGGTCTATCTTTACATTAACGCCGCCCATCAAATCACCTCGATTTCATAAGCTAGTAGCTTCTTGGTTAGAGGATGATATTGAGGGATGATGTTCTTAACAACGTAGCTGACGCCGTCCTCTTCTACAACCCCACCAACGAAACTCTTGTCGAGCGCCACAGGGCAGTATTTGTGATAGACAATCACAGTCGAGGAATTGGACTCACTACGATGATTGCCTGTTCCGGAACGAGAAAAGGATCTATCGAATTTGCAAGGGGATAACAAAAGAGGGTCAGAGTAAGCCTCTTTCCCCCAATCGTCCTCACCAATTGTCTTTTTGATAGTCACAGAATTAGGTAGCATTCGTTTATCTATCATAATCAACCCTCGCCGAACCAAATCCAACCATCCTGAGCCAGTTTTCAGCATCTCTTGATAAATTATACCTTTCACCCAAAGAAAGCGAACCCGAGCCATTCTGAGAACCTGAACGATAGCTTATAGATGTCCGCCCTACTGACATGCTGGCAATAGACTGCTTGTCCTCTGCCGTCATGATCCCAGAACTATCTAAATAAGCTACTTGATAAGCCGTGGCACGTTTAACTGACTTCTTGCGAGCTTTGTTGTCATTATCAAAGCTGTTTAGAGAATAGAAATCCCTGATGTAAGCATCGATAGCGAGTTCAGCACGCTTTAAAAGCTTGTCAAAGTCGCCCTCAACCTCAAATCCGAGCTTATCGAACTCCTCTTTAGTTAAGTAAGCCATCTAATCACCTCCTTAAAAGGTGGATGTCCCCACCTCAACTAGATCTTGCTTAGGCTCTTCAATGAGTTCAAAGCAATCTTCACCAATCACCTCATTAAACAGGCCATTGATTCGATTAGCTTCGTCTTGATCTAGCTCGTATTCTTGCCCTTTGTCAAAATGACGGTCAGACTTAGCTAGATAAGCGTTCAATTTTGCTTTAAATTTGGCCATTTAGCACCTCCAATAGCTCGTCTTTGGTCTTGTTTGAATAGCCCTCAAACCCTCGCTCTTTAGCAAGAGCTTTCAACTCTGCCAAAGTCATGTCCGAAAGTGAATGAGTAGCCAAAATCTCTGAGATTTGGCCATCTTCAATCACTTCTTCAAATCCATCAGCGATTAGCTGAGCTTCAAGCAAGCTGCCTTCCTGCACGGTGTAGACTTGGTTTCCTTTTTCGTACTTACGCATTTTCTACCTCCTTATTAAGCAGATTTGTGAGAAACATAGACCCCGTCTTGTTTTGATTGCAAGACGAAAAGATCATGATACAAACGGTTTTGATACAAGTATCCGTCACCTTCTGTGTGTTGGCCAGGAGCGAAAAGATAGATTGAGTTGAACTTAGCCTTGGCAATTACTGCTGGCTTAGCAACGATCAAGAAGTTAATGTTTTTACCGTCTGAAGCCTTAACAAAGCCTTCAGTGAAGTCAAACTTAGTCTTGAAGCGTGCATCGTCCCAAACTTCGATAAGCTGAACTCCGTCAAGTGAAGTGACACGAGTATCAATTCCTTGAGGCGACGTAGTAGCGATTGAGCGTGTGAACTCTTTAGAGCGTTCCAAGAAATCCATAACCTCACTAGAAACATACATAACGATGTTTTGAGCGCCATATTTACGAACGGGCAAAAGAGCAGCTTTCAATTTTGTGTAGATGTTCACTTCTGACAGGTCATCTTCAGACTTGAAGTGACTGTTTGTGATAGCTTCTGTAGCAATTTTAGAGAAGCGATAAGCATCGACTTCTGGAGTTGCGTGTTCAGTGATGAATGTGTTAGATACATTAGCAGCTGAAAGTTCTTGGTTGGTTTCGTCTACGTCTGCAGCGTCTACGAAGAACTCGACATCACGGTCAAATCCGAGGGTGTAAACTTTCTTGTCGTTTGAAACTGTACCAGCGTTGTAGCCTTTAGATCGAGTATGCGCCTTGTAGCCAGTAACTGAAATTGTAGGCAACTCGAAAGACTTAGCGCCCAACCAGTTTACTTGTGGCGTTTCCAAAATGCTTGTGAGTGCGCCTTGCATCAATTTCTTTTCAAAGGTGCCTTCGTGTTTAGTGATGTAATTAATTGTCATTGATCATTCTCCTGTTAATTATTTAGTCCGAGAGCCTTTAAAAAGGCATCTTCTTGGTTCGTTCCAGCCGTTGGATTTCCTCCGGCCGAAAATGTCGGCTTTTTCTCCTCGGCTTGCTCTGTGCGACCAAACTGAGGATATTTCTGCAATACTTGGCCAATAGCATCTTCAATAGACACCTCGTCGGATACCAAGCGAGCTGATAGAGTGATGACATCGTCAACAGACTCAGCATTTACTCCCAAAGTCAGAGCTGATAGTTTCGCTTCCAGGTTCTTCTTGTCTGACAAAGCAAGTTCTAGCTCTTTCTCTTTAGCAGCAAGCGCCTCTGACTGTTTCTCAGCCTCGCTCTTTTGTGAGTCTTTCCACTCTTTGAGCTGTTGGAGCCCTTCTTTAGCACTTTTGACATCTTCGAATCCTAGGCTTTTGAAGATTTTCTCTTGTGCTTTCCTTGACTCCTTAGCGACAAGGCCAGTCACTTCTTCCTGAGTGAATGTCTTGATAGGTTGCTCTTGAGTTTGCGACTCAGTATTTTCTCCAGTATTGGCTGACTGGTCAGCTTGTGTTTGAATGTCTTCTGCCATTCTTCTGTCCTCCTAAAATTAGGTATTATCTTCCGTTCTTTACCGCCTGCGGATAAAGGCAAGCAAAAAACCGTACGGGATTCCATACGGCTAGAGTACAAGAAAAACCGCCTCGATTTCGACACGGTTTATAGTGGTTTATAG